AGTGCCTCAATACTGCGTTTGAGTGCATCTGTATCGTCGCCACCAGTCACCGTAGGTTCCTGGATCACATCGTCAGTCATGAAATGCCCGTAGGGTGTTCACGTTCAGTGTATGACAGCTTTGCAGTCGTGGCCAAGCGCGAGTGGAACACACCGATTCGGGAGCCTTGGAACCCGGTGATCAAGGAAGCGCTTCATGGCGTGGACAACCATGTGCGGCTGTATCTAGCCACAGGTGACGTGTGGCACCTCAGGCAAGCAAGCTTGTTGCGTGGCTATGTGGTGGCGCTGAAGGAATGGATCAATGAACAAGAGATCACCACTTAACCTTGTTTGCCCAGTAAGCGGCTGACATTTTGCCTTTGGCAATGTTTTCGGCGTGGCGTGCCTTGAAAGCGTCGCGTCGTGCCTTATCAGCGTCTGATTCGTTCTTTTTTGCTGGGCTACCACTGACACCTTGCTGGCCGAAACGAATCAACTTGACGGTTTCACCATCCTTTGCCAGTACGGCATGGGACTTGTTCGGATGCTTAGGCGTCCGCTTGGGTTGGTTGTACCCGTCAAATTGCTCGCCGCGATAGGTGATCATTTTTTCTTCTTCGGCTTCCGTGGCTTGGCTGTTTTGGCAGCGGCCTTGAAGTCTGCTGCACTGGGGCGACCTTCTTCACCACGACGCGCCATGCGCTCATCGCTGCCAGCTTCGATCCGCTTGCGCTTTGCGTTGATATTGGCGTAAAGGCCAGGTTTCTTAGGCATCACTTCATTCCTTTTTTCTTGGCGGGCTTCTGTGTCTTACCTGCTTCGCTTAGTGCAATGGCGATTGCCTGCTTACGGCTTTTCACCTTGGGACCTTTGCCGGGGCCTGGCTTGCTGCTTTGCAGTGTTCCGCGTTTGAACTCCCCCATCACCTTTGCCACTTTTTTGTCGGCTTTCGTCGGTTTCTTGGCCATGGGTAAGAGATTCCGTGTGTCCTAATGGTAGGCCGGACTGATCAACCCATTGGATGGTGCCGTCTTCCACCTTCTGTAGCCGTGCGACTACAACAGCCTCGCCAACTGCGACCTCAACCCAGTCGGAATGAACGCGACCGTCGAGGTAGTAGCGGATCTTAGGGTTCGCCATATCGTTGCTGTAGCTGCTTCAACGTTACTTCGCTGCCGTCCTCGCGGACCATGCGTGCCAAGGCATCACGCGGGCCAACCTTCTCGGCAATCTTGTTGAAGTACGCGGCACGAGTTGTACCGAGCACTTCAGCTTGGTATGCCTTCGGTTGTTGCTTGAGCCACTCGCCGTAGTTCAGGCTGCCAGCTACTGGACCATCTGCTGATGCACGCTTGCTGGGACCAGTGCCCCAGTCCGGTGGTGGGATGCCAAGTGCCTGATAGTCAATGATCGGGATGGTGGTGCTGCGGCAGTTGAAGTGGACAGGTGGTGTGGGACCGTCGCCATACTTAAACTCTTGGCCGTCAAGTGAGCGGCAGATTGGTGAGGTGCGACCGTCAAGCGTGGCAACGTACCGATATTTGCCAGTGATGTCTGGGTTGGCGCGGTAGACCTGCTGACTGGCTTGGTTGCTTACGTCCTGCACACTGGTTCGCACGATGGTTAGCACTTGGTTGTTTGCCATCTTGGTCACCTCACCACCGGCCAGAGCACGTTGCCGGACTGACATGGCCTGTTGCCCAAAATCAAGGTTGCCGACCAGGCGTCGTGCGATCTGTGGCGTTGGTTCGCCGGTAAGGACGCCGTTACGCACCACAGTGTTGAACATCTGCGCCTGAGACTCGGCTAAACCACGGAATGCTTTCTCTACGATCTGGCCATTTGGCAGCGTGATGGCGGCACCTTGACCAGCGGTGAGGTTGAAAGCGCCAGTGCCGGGCAACGTGAAATTGATTGCGGTGGGATCGACGCTGACCACGGTGGCTGCAAAGTTGGGCGATACCTGCACCGTGCGCACCGCCTGCAAGGCATCCACCTGGGATGGCAACAGCTCACGCGTATCGGCCACACCACCACGGATGGCTAGCCGCATTTGATCGGTGATAAACTGCGTTTGTAGCTCGGCTAAGCCTTGCAGTTCACCCGATACCAATGCCGTGCTGGTGCCTGCCCAGGTGTCCAGTGATTCCCGCAGTTGGGCCAGGATCACCCGCAAGCGCTGTGCCTGGTAGCTGGCAGGGGACACGATGCCACCACCTGCTGTAGCTACACCCATGTCTATACGGCGCAGATCATCCACCGCGCTGAGGATCACGTCGTTATATGCCGTGACCACTTGGTTGGCTATAGCGTTGCTGTAGCGGTTCAGGTCAATCGCATTGCGGTAAATGTTCGCAACAGGATCGTTGTGGTTAATCCGCCGCTTGAACTGATCAATGTCAAGCAGCCGCTGGGTGACGCCGCCGCTATAGGTCATTGCGTGCTGAGATCCTCAGGAATTATCTGCTGATCTGGTTGTGATTGATCTGATTGCTGCTGCTGACCGCCAGCCATTTCGATAAGACCGCCGTTTTGCGTGGCCATCAGTTCTTCCTCAACCTCGAAGTCATCGCCAAGCACGTCACCGTTAGCTAGTTGCTCCAGCAGCGTCTTCTGGCTGATCACACCAGCGGTGTAAGTCTGGAGTAAGGCAAGCTGATCGGCTGGCTCAAGCCGCGCACCAACAAAGTCGCGGTTCACGATGCTGTTGCCCACTTGCGGGATGTTCAAGTATTCGGCATGGAACCGCAGGCAGTTGTCGATCGTGTCCTGCACCTGCTGGGCGATCACCATCATGGTGCTGTCACCCTGGCTGCGATCGATGCGCTTGGCCTCGGCAGTTTCAGCCGATAGCTTCTGGCCTAGGACAGCGGACAAACCCAACTCATTGATCTGTCCAGCAAGTTGTTCCAGCCGTTTGAACTGAGAATCGTAAGACTTGCCAGCCGGTTCGATGTACTCGGCGCGGCCATCAGCAGGGAACGCGATCGCTTCACCAGGGCCAGCGCTGACCTCTTCGGCAGATGTGGGGAAGCCATAGAACGCCAGCATCGGAACACCGCTGATGTGCAGCATGTTGTCCAGGTCGGACTGGATCTGGTACGTTTTAAGGTTCAGCTCGGCGATGTCTTCCATCGGCGGGCGTGATTCAAACATCCCAACGCGGTTGGAGTAGGCCACGCTGAACGGGATCTCGCTAAGGCTGGTGGTGCCTTCATCAACGATCTCCCAGCTTGCTTTCTCGTTGCGTTGGTGCAGTTCAAACGCACCAGGCGTCAACACGCGGATTTGTTCCACCTGTTTTTCGCCATACAGACCATCTGCAACCACGATGCGTTCCATCAGCCGCAACTGGGTCAGCTTCTGGGCACCTTCACTCATCTCGGTACGCCAGCCGAGGATGTCCCGTGGCGTGTAGGTCACCCAGTATGGTCGTCCATTTTCACCAGCAGCAGGAGCATCCACAAGGACGCCAGCGTGGCCATAACGAACCATTTTGCGTCCAAGTTCATAGGTCCAAATGTTGAGGTCGTTGCCTTGTAGGTCTACGTCAAACAGTTGCTCACGCACCACGTCGGACACCTCTTCAAGGCGTACCGGCTTGCGGGTCAACATGCCAGCCAGCATCCGCTCAAGGCGCTGGTAGTACGGCGGGCAAACGCTGCGTGCTAGCCGGTTGTCATATGACTCGTCTTCCTCGCGTGGTTCCTGTGGCAGGTATCGGCGATGCTTACGGCGCATCTCGTAGGTGCCACCCATCAGATCCTCGATCAGGATCCAGTGGGGCTCCATATTGGCCCAGGCACTGTTGGGATCGTTGACAACCGCAACTTTGCGGGTCAACTGCATGTTGTATGGGTTGAAGCCGGAATACACGATGCAGCGCCGCTACTTTCTTACAATCTACTGCGGGAGAACGCGGTCGATTGTAATTCGTGCCTGACCGGTTGAATCCACCTTGATCACTTGGTGCTTGCGTGGCTCGTCACCCTTGGGCTTGAGCGCACGACCGACAGCGGTAACGATGGGGCAGGTCATGCTGCTTCCTCTTCGTCTTCTTCGCCAACGGTCAGGATGTCCAAGGCGATGCGCTGTTGCGTGAGCTGCAACGCGCCAAGCAGTTCAATTGCAGTCAGTTCTTCGGCACTGTCAACGATCAAGTCGTCCAGCGCGTCTAGGAAGGCTTCCATTGGATTGGAGTTGGGCCTGGTCAGCTTACTTCTTTTTGGGCTTGCGCTTGGCGCGTGGGGATATATAACTTCCTGTAACGCCTTGCTGCCGTTGCTGGGACTTAACTGAAGGCAACCGTTCACCTGTTATCTCTCGGTATAGACCCATTACCTTGTTGTCATATTTCTTACCAAGAGACAATGCAGCTTTTGTCTCAGCAGTAAATTCTGCCGGACTAGTGCGTGCGTACTGACTTACACGCCTAGCCAGTCTTTGTGTGCCGACTATTTTGTCTGCATCTGCATAAAGTTGCCCTTTCTTCCGTAATTGCGTTTCAAAACTATTTGCCATTTTCATTGGACTGTGCCTGATGTGACCAAGCTCGTGTTGCACTGTGTGACCGGCTTTTGCTGTTGAAAAGAGATTGCGTCTTCTGTCTTTAATTGCGGACTGACGTGGGTTTGCCCACGAAGGATGCGAAGCATTGAAATCAACTTGATTTGGTGTTTTTGAACTTACACCAGCAACAACACTACTTCGTTTATTGCTTTTTACAGCTGTTTTTGCGCCAGCTGCTTCGGCAGTTTTTCTAGCATTTGCAACGTTTGCCTTTGCGTCGGTGCCATAACCCGGCGTTGATTTTGTTGCTCTTGAGAATAAATTTTCAGGTCTTGCATTTGCCTTGACCAATACGCGTTTGGATTTTGCGGGTTTTGCCGCATTAATTTTGCTAGCGGCTGTCGGATTCCGTTTTAGCTTTCCTGCCATCGTTCCAGATGGTTTGGCAGGGGCTGCCATAGTCGTTTGAGTCGCCCGCTTATTACCTGCTGCCGTACGAAGCCTGCCGCCACGAGCTGTAGCGCCAACCTTTCCACCGCCACCGCTGCTGCTACCACCACTTGCAAAGCGGCCTCGGTTGTCGCGGGAGTAGCGGCGGGCCATGTACTTACCAGATCATTCGCGCAGTCTAGTAGAGCCTGATACCCGTTCCTCTGCCAGCAGCAGCGTGTAGCGGGTTGAACTCACGCCAGATGAGATAACCCAGCGCGTCGTTCATGTGGTCGTAGCCAGCATCTTTATCGGGATCGCCTTTCTCGGTGTAACTCTGAAGCTCAAGGCACTCAATGGTTTTGACGCATGATGCAGCGATCTTGAGCCTTACTTCCCCTTTGCCATTTTCCAGCAAAGCCTGAACAGCAGCCACCCGATCCCGGACAGGAGGATTAGCCTTAGGTGACTGGTTAGACATGCCATAGCTTTCAAGAATAGCAATATCGGTTTGTGTTGCGTTTGTGCTGCGGTTGCCGCCGCTGGCGTCTGGGTAAACGTAGATCTTGTGATCTGGGTAGTGCGCCTTGATCTTCTGGGCCAGTGCGTCAGTGTCGTGGGCACCGCTGATCTCGTCCACGACGTAGAGGCTCTTGCCAACGCGGATGGCGATCACGGCGGACATGTTGCCCACGTTGAAGTCCACGCCGATCCGCAACGGCTCGCGGCTGATGTCTGGACATTGTCCTGACACATGCTTGGCACGATCAAAGCGGTCATATACCTGACCTGTTGTCAGGTTGACGAACTCGCCGTCGAGGTAAGCCTTAAGCAGTTGCGGGTCATAGTTGGCCTGCATCCGCTCGATGAAGTCAGGCGGTAGGTATGGGTTGTCCTGCGTCCGCATCCTGATCAGTCGCCGATCCTCACGGCCCTTGCCGTCTTCACTGGCGAAGGTCTGCCACATCCAGCGAAAGCCTTCTGGTGTCGAAGCGGCTGCAAACTGCCGCACATTGCCAGAACGCAAGCGGCCCAGGATCTTGGGAAATGCCTTGTTTGCAATCGCTGGGTTCACTGTGTCGATCTCGTCAGCCAGGATCCAGGCGCCGTTGATGCCGATGATCCGCTGCCAGTTCTCAAAGCTGCGGCACAGGATCTTGGTGTCGCCGCCGGGTAGGTGCAGGTTGTACTCCGGCAGTGGGGAGGCCCTGAAGGTGTACGGGATGTCGTACATCTCAAGAAAATCATCGAAGTCGCTCTGCCAGATGTCGCGGATCAGCGGACCCGTGGGCTCCATGACCACGCCAATGAAGCCTTGGTTGGCCATGGCAAGGTGCACAGCCTTGGCGCATAGTGCCCGCGTCTTACCGGCGCCGTAGCCAGCGGAGACTCCAAGGATGCTGGTGGTCTGGTCATCAACAAACGCAAGCTGCCCAGGGTGGAGGTCGCTGCGGATGCGTTGGAGCACGTCATCCATACCATCGCCAGCCTTTACGAGAAAGCCAAGCAAGGGTGACGACTCAACAATGCCGGTGAGCAGGCTCATCCGTTCAGGTCAAAGCGAAGCAGCCGGGCCTGAGTTTCAACGGCTTTGATGGCGACGCCGATGTTGCCCCGTTTCCGGGCTTCACGTTCGCAATCCTGCAAGCGGGAAAGGGCACTGACAAACCATTCATCGCGGTTTTGATCGGCCACCTCTTGCTGAAGTTTTCTAGCTCTCGCAATGTAATTTTCGGCCTGCCGCTCGCTTATATCCCACTGTTCCGCACAGTGACGCACAATTTGCGTGCGGTTGTATGCCTGCAAAAGAAGATCGTAGACCGCATTTACACGGCCATCGACTTCAACGTTGGTTCCTTTCTTTGCCATAGGTACAGGTTAAGGCATCGGTCTAGCAGCGTGGCCGGGATTTCCGGCTACTCCAGTGCTTGCAAGGCTTGTCACGTTTGTCACGCTGTGTCACGGTCCTTGTTACGCCGAGATCCCTTGCAGCGCAGCCATTGTCACGCTTGTTACTCTTTTTCTATAAATAAAGATATAGATAGAGAGGGGTGAGAGGGGGTAAGGGGGGTTCTCTGTCTATATGGGGTTATGTTTCCCCGGAAGCGTGACAAGCGTGACAAGCGTGACATCGGTTGCGGTGCAGGCGATCTCAGCGTTACGGTCGGCGTAACAAAATCAAAAAAGCGTGACACCTGAAAAAAAGCGTGACAAGCGTGACAAACGTTGCGGCGCAAGGGAAGTGAGCGTAACAGTGGATTTGTCACGCTAGGAGGTCGATGGGAATGAGGGTGCAGCGCATGGTGCCCATTTTTTCAAAGCGAATTGGGCTAGTTGTCACGGCGCCATCAATACGGCGTAACGCTTGGCGGTGAGCACCACCGCTCCATGGGGTGTCCCGGAGCAGGCTTTGCAGGTTGGATTGGGTGTTGGCGATGGCGATGCCACCATCGTGGTATTTGATGCCGTAGCGGGCAAGGATGGCGGCTGGTGATTCGTTGCCGAGTTGCAGGCTGGTGCGTGCAAGGGCAAATAGTTCGCGGATGGTGATGCGCTGGTTGTCGGCAAGGACCATGGTGTTGAGGATGTGGTTGAGGCACTTGACCTCATCGGCGTCGGATGGATCGGTTTGCTGGGATTCCCAGTTCATGGTTTTGATCCATGCGTGAGCCTGCTCAACGGTGAGTGGCTCACCACCGCCTGGGGATAGCGACCAAGCGCCAGCTAGGAGGGTGCCGTATTGATCGCCGTAGCGCTGGCCGAATTGGATGGCTAGGGCCTTGGCAAGGGTGTGGGCGTTCTTGCGGATGGTGGGGATGTTTTGGACCGTGCGGGCGATCAATTCACGACCACGTTCGGGCGTGACGGTTGCGAGGATGTCTTGCTCAAAGGCAGTCCATTCGTCTTTGTCAAGTGGATCCTTACGAAGACCCAGGACGCAAAAGCGATCGATGTCTGCCTTTTGAATGAGTGCAACGTTGATGGAAGAAACGCAGAACATGCTGCGAATTTCAAAGGCATTTGCGCCACCTGAGGTGGTGCCTTTGTAGATTTTGCCGCCTTCTGATGATGCAATTCGAGCAAGTGCAAGGACGTTTTGAACGATCTGTTTGTCGCGTTGTTCATTCTGCTCGAACTCATCAAAGACAACTGGGATTGCATCAGAGCGCAGAGTGCCGCGAAGGCCCGCTTCAGTTGTGCCACCTGTTGCGGCTTGATAGATCCCGCCAAGGAGAGGGCGCAGAAAGTGCTTGAGGATGGTGGTTTTGCCGGTGCCTGCACCACCTGTGATCCAAGCGTGCGGGCGCCAGTCCAGAGCACCGCAGACTGGGGCGAGGACGGTCCAGCCAAGAAGGAAGTAGGCGTTTACTGGCACCTCCCAGCGAAAACGTGTGGCGATGTTGCGGATCTTGATTGCCATTTCATCTGAAAGTGGCGTGGCTGCGGGTCCGGTTAGCTGCTTGGCGTGTTCGTAGAAAAAGTGGGTAAGCGGTGGGGAGGAGATGTCGTGCTCGATGCCATCAACGATGAGGCGATTACCAAGGTGAACGATGACGCGATCACGGTCGTACCAGGCACCACGACCACGGACGCGATCCGAGTCGTAGACGCCTTGGCCCAAACAGAGCGACATGAGGCTATCGGCTGCTTGATCCCAATTGGGACCAGTGCCTTTGTTGTAGGCAGCCAACCACCATTTGAGAGGCGCCAGATTCAGGAGGTTGAGTTTGGTGTGCTGGCTAGCTGTTAGCTCAATGACCTGACCACCAGCGGTTGGCAGATAGAAGTAGGAACCGCGATCAAAACCAAGGCAACGGAAAGGAAGCTCTGATGGCTCGGGTTCTGGTTCTGGATCGGCAGGCTCACCATCCTGCGGCGGTGGAGCAATGGGCTCCAGTGGTTGGGAGATGTTGGTCTTGATGTAGGCGGCTGCTTCCTCGATTGACCATTGAGCATCGGCTAAGTCCCAGCCTTCTGTGGCGTCTTGGGGTGGTGATGCAATTTGCAGGCGATCAACGCCAAGTTGCAGCAGCTTGCGCGATAGCCGATCCATAGCTTGACGGCCAGGTTGATCGGCATCAGGCCAAAGGATGATCCGCCGATTGGCTATGGGCGACCAGTCGGCTTTATCGATGGCCTTGCAACCTGATGGCCAGGTGGTGACCACTGCCTTTGGGTAAAGCTTGGCGGCTGCGTCAGCGGTCTTTTCGCCTTCAACAATCAGTACGGTTGCGTCGGGTTTGGTTGCTAGTGCATTAAGGTTGAGGAGTGGCCGAGGTGCAGGTGGTGCCTTCCAACACCATGTGGAACCATCCCAGCACAGAGGTCTGATCTGCTTATTAGGGAAGCGGCAAACGATGAAATCTTGGCTGTAGTGCCAGACGGACTCAGCGCCTTTAATCGGTGGCTGTGGGCGCTTCGGGGCGACGCCGAGGTGGTGTTCGATGCGAGTAGCTGCTTCTTTGAATGACCAGTTGTTGCGGCGCATCAGCAATGTCATGCCATTGCCAGCACCGCCGTTGCAGTTTGGGCCACCGCATTGATTGCAGAACCAAGTGCCGTTGCCTTCGCGGTCATCAAAACGGTAGCGGTCTTCGCCACCACAAAGGGGGCACGGTTGGTGTTTGTCGGTGAGCTGGTCGGCTGTGATGCCAGCAAGGGCGCCAAGAATTGACGGCCAATGGCCGTTGGCTAGATCTGTAATTTTGCTCATGCTGTGGGCTGTTGCTGCATTGCTGCGGCGATCATCTGTCGGACGAAAGCCGATCGGGACATCAACTGACCAGCCTGAAGATCAAGCCACGCAATTTGCTCTGGTGGCAGGTCAAGGGTGATGGTGCGGCGCTGGAGGCGCTGAGGTTGCATGGGTTGCGCTAGCGGATTGCTGGGGTTACTATAGCGTGAAATCTGCAACTGCCAACCCATGCCAGCTTTTCGGTCGCATCTTGAAGTGCTTGTCGCTCAGGAGCTTGATGAGCATGGAATCGACTGGGACTACGAAAAGCCAGTGATCTTGCCTAATGGACCAGCCGTGCGCTACCTACCAGACTTTACGATCAACAGCGCTGATCAGGCGCTCCACTTGCCTCGATGGGTCGAGGCCAAGCCACAGCAATTTTTGTATGACTTGCGAGACGTGCTAGGCGTAACGCGCAGGCATGGCGAGCGTTTTTCTGGTGAGATTCAACACGAGAACGTCAATTCCAAAGATTTGCAAAATCTTTTGGTGCAGGAACTTTGGAAGCCAAAACGTTTAGCAGAACTAACGGGTGAGTCGGTTTTAGTCGTTGGCACAGTTGGTGGCACTTCTTCTTTGTCTATTGAAATGTGCGCTGATTCGATCCGGTTTAGCAGAAATCATCCGTTTGTAAATTGGCTTGGTTTGCAAAAAGCTAAAGAGCGTCAGCGTAAGCAACTGCAATATGAGGCTGAGGCTGCTGAGCGACAGCGTGTGTGGAAGGAGCAGCAGGAACTAAACCGTCAGGCAATAAAACGCCAAGTGCGTGAGACATTGCAGTTCAAACATCTTGGGCCAACCAAGTGGAGCAAGGGTTGTTTTGGTTGCAATACTTTTGTGTACGCAAGCACAGGGTCATTGCGCAAAGTGGAATTTACTAACGGCAGTAATGAGTGGCGGGTGTTGTGCTCTAACTGTTGCCATCAACAACACTGAAGTCCGATTGTTCTGTCTGCAACAGAATCCGCTGGGCATCCTCCACTGACCTTGCAATGCCTGCCACACCACCTGCTGCTTGCACCGCGTTTAACCATTGCTGCTGCTCTGGTCGAACCCTGCCAGTTGGGCTCTTGACCTCGATGCTGGTGAAGACGGCCAGCTGGGTGCCAACCATGTCTGGCGTGATGGTGATGGTCCGCCAGCCAATTAGGTCAGCGCTGCCTTTGCATAATCCAAATTGCACTGGGCGACCGTTGGCATCCTTCAGCGTTCCCGTGTTGTTGCGAAACAGGCGACAGTTACCTTTGCCGCAAGCAAGTCGGATGTGCTGTTGGATCTGCTGCTCGCTCAAGCTGTGCCATGTCTTTTAGCCAACCTAGCCTGATGTACCCGTTCTGCCCAGCCTGGTTTGTAGCCGCGTTGATGCGCCAACTTCTTGAGATCCTCAAGGGACTGAGCGTTGCGTTGCTCACGTTTGAGCCTTGACTGAACAAACCATGACCCAGTTTGCAGTTCTTCCAACTGTCCTGGTATGACATCGATTTCACGCTCTTCTGCCTGAAATTGGTGACCACATTCAATACATTCCCGAGCAGCTGCATAGTTTGCGGCATAACAGGAGGGACAGACTTTTACGGGTGGCGCCTTGCCATCTTTCTTCTTAATTCCGTCTAATGTCCAGTCCCGATCTTCAAGGTGGTGGCCAAGTTTGAGCATGTTGCCGACGTGATCCAATACAACGGCACGCTTGCCATACATTGGCCTGAGACAGCGACCAATCATCTGGAGGTGCAAACCAACCGACTCGGTAGGGCGGAGCAGGATGCAACCGCCAACACTGGGAACATCTACACCTTCACCGATAAGGGCACAGCTGGTCAGCACCTTGATATCGCCAGACCCCAAGCGCCGCAACAGGTCTTGCCTGCAATCATTGCTCATCGTGCCATCAATGCTTTCTGCTTGTATCCCTGCCAAGTTGAATGATTTGGCAACCTCTTCTGCGTGCGCAACTGTGGCGCAAAATGCAATGGCTGTTTTTCCGTCCAAGTGTTGCCGATAGTGGCCTATGCAATCACCAACAATTGCCCTAAGACCTTCCTCGGCTTGCCGCAAGTCATAATCACCCATCCGTTTGCGCAGATTTGATGTATCAAAACCTGGAGGTACAAAAACTTGGGCTGGAGCAAGAAAACCATCATCAGTCAACTGTTTAATTGATGGACCTAAAACCATTGTTTGATACCACTCGCCAAGACCACGACCATCGCCGCGAATTGGGGTAGCTGTAACGCCTAGCAACTTGGCAGCGCTGAAATGCTCGACCACGTTCCGCCATGTTCCGGCATTGGTGTGGTGTGCTTCATCTACCACTAGCAGCTGAAAGAAGTCAGGCGGTATGAGGTGCAACCTGCGGGCAAGCGTCTGAACGCTGGCCACCTGCACTGAATGGGTAAGGTCCATTTTGCGGTTGGCACGGATGCAACCGTGTGGCACATCCATGGCTGTAAGGCTGCGGCTGGCTTGATCCAGCAGTTCGGCGCGATGGACAAGGATGCAGACGCGGTTGCCCTTGCGAGCAGCGGACTGGGCAATGTGACTGAATATGACGGTCTTGCCACCGCCGGTAGGAAGCACGGCCAGGACTGAGGAATGACCGAGCTGGTACTGGAATCTGATCTGCGCGACCAGAGCCTCTTGATATGGCCTGAGTTGCATGGGGTTGCATCGTGTGAGCTGATGCTATAGGATTCAGGAGTTCCACGCAACCCGCCATGGACAACGCCACCTATCACGCCCATTCAGCCGTCAGCAAAAGCCACCTTGACTTGGTGGCCAAAAGCCCGCTGCATTACTGGTCCCGGTATCTCGATCCCAACCGTGTGCCGCAGGAGCCTACTGCTGCCATGGCCATCGGATCTGCTGTGCATACGCACGTCTTAGAGCTTGACCAGTGGGATGCTCAATACGTTGTGGCACCCGCCGGAATTGATCGACGCACCAAGATTGGCAAGGCTGAATGGGACGTGTTTCAAACGGCCATTGGCACCCGGACGGTGATCAGCCGCGAGGATGCGGACCTTGTGATGCGCATTGGCCGATCAGTCCTGAGCCACCCGGCTGCGGCATATCTCCTTTCCTTACCCGGTAAGGCAGAGACCACCCACATGTGGATTGATGAGATCAGCGGCCTCCAGTGCAAGTGCCGCCCGGATTGGCTGCTCGATGATGGCAGCATGATCGTGGATCTCAAAACCACCGAGGATGCAAGTCCAAAGGAGTTCCAGCGGTCGATTGCAAAATGGCGCTACCAAGTGCAGGCAAGCTGGTATCTTGATGGCCTTGAGCAAGCAACGGGCAAACGCCCTGAGCAATTTGTGTTTATCGCAGTCGAGAAAAAGCCGCCGTACATTTGCGCCGTTTACGTTGCCGACCAGCAGATGATTGAGATTGGACGGGACACGGCACGCCGCGACCTTGACAAGCTCAACGTATGCAAAGCCGCCGATTATTGGCCTGGGTATAGCGACTGCATTGAGCAGATCAATCTGCCGCCGTGGATGCTGCCCAAACCTGATGGCACCATGCCCACACCTAATGAAATTGAAACGTTCTAATGACTGAAACCACAACACTGACCACGACCAACAACTCTGTTTTTTCGGGCATCCGGGCGTTCGAGGACGCCCAGCGCATTGCGAAAGCTTTGGCCAGTAGCACGCTGATTCCACCGCAGTTCCAAGGGCAAAACGGTTTTGCCAACTGCTTGGTTGCGCTGGAGATTGCAGGACGGATGAACATCAGTCCGTTTCTGTGTATGCAACATCTACACATCATCCACGGGCGCCCCAGCTGGAGCAGCGCTTTTATCATCGCCATGGTCAACGGCTGCGGCCGGTTTACGCCGTTGCGGTTTGAGGTCAGCGGCGAAGGTGACAGCCTTGCCTGCTATGCAGTTGCCACTGACATCAAAACGGACCAGGAGTTGAAGGGGCCGACCATCACGATGGCGATGGCCAAGAAGGAAGGATGGGCCACCAAAAGTGGATCCAAGTGGATCACGATGCCAGAGCTGATGATCAGGTACAGGGCAGCAGCTTTTTGGGGGCGTCTTTTTGCCGGTGACTTGCTGGTTGGCCTCCAGACGCAGGAGGAAGTGATCGACGTGGAATCCGTCAAGGTTTCCGTTGGGATTGACGAACTTAACGCAAAGGTTCAGGCTGCACCAGTTGTTGAACCTGAACCGGCCAAGCCGGTTGAGGAACCTGATGACCTCTTCTGAATTTCTGACTGATTTGCAACTTGCTGCGCGGTGGCATCTGCACCGCCAGACGTTGATTAGGTGGCGGTCCAGTAATACTGGCCCTGCCTTTACCAAGATCAACGGTCGCGTGCTCTATCCCCTGGCCGAGGTGGAGCAATACGAAAAGGCCAACACCATCACACCTGACAACCAATGACTTTCAAAGCAAACGGCGCACTGTTCAAGAACACACCTGAGAAGCTGCAAGAGCGCTTCAAGGATCGCTACGACCCCAGCCGCAACTACCCGGCATTTGATGGCGTGTTCAGCATCAAGGAAGATGACCGGATGGCGTTTGCCAGCTACGTCATGAACGCCAATCCCAATGATCGTGGCGAGATCCCCATCAAGATCAGTGGTTGGACCAAGCAAGCTGCTAGCGGCCAGAACTACCTGAGCCTTGCCTTTGAGCCTGACTACAAGACCATGAAGGCCATTGAGGAAAAGATGGCTGCGGCTGGTGCTGCTGACAGCTTGGCCAAAGCCACAGGCGGCACTGTAGTTGAAGTGAGCGAGGCTGACCTGTTCTAAGGCTTCATCAGTAGCAGTTCCAGCCGGGCGATCTCATTGGTCGCCTGCTGGAGCAATGCCTGTTGAAGATTCCAAGAGCGGTAAAGCGTTGCCGCAAGTGGTCCGACGTTTTGAGTGATCTCAAGGCGCCGGGCCATTACCTCAATCTTGAGTTGATCCTCGGTCGCCACCTTGGGGATCATCCACTGTCCAAATTGTTCCACTTTTGAGGAGCAGATTGCTCCCATGATGCCCGATGAATTGCCCGAATTGCCGTAGCAAGAACCACCGGACACCAGTGACCAACGGGCACCTGCCTGATGAGGTGGTCCGCAAACGGGTCTGTGGGTCTTGCGGCCATACGTGGTTTACGGTCGAGGTGCGTGTGCCGGACTACGCCATTGGCTGGTCTGATCGGCACCAGCACAAGCCGGTGCTGCGGACTCCGATCACGCTGGAGCCAAGCTTTGTCGAGGCTGCTGACGTGATGGAAAACCTTGCCAAGGCCAATGCTGCGATCCAGAAAAAAACAGCGCTCAAGTACGACGAAGATTTGTAACGCACCATTGACCCACGCCGCAGGTGGTGTATAGTACCAAGACAGGGGCAACGCTCCTGCATCCAATCAAATCCAATCCAATGATCAACAATCCATTTGTCAACCGCCTTGCCGTCATTGCTTTGATGTTTGCGGTCTATGCCGCAGGCATCAGCAATGGACGTGAACAAACCGTGCTTACCGCCCAAAGCGAACCCGTTTGCCAGCAGGTACTCAAGCCATGACCCTACGCAATTTTTACTTTCGCATTCCTGAAGCAAACGTTTACGAGTGCATCAAAGCCACCAGCTGGCTAGAGGCTAAAGCCATTGCTACTCAAGAATGGCTGCCCTACTGGAACCAGATTGAATGGCTTACACCTACTGACCACCATCAAGTAAAACTTCCCAATGTCTAACATCCAAGGCGCACTACTTCTGTGGCGCGAAGAAGACCAAAGCCGCCACGGAGAAGGAATCAGCCGCCCCGTTGCTAAGGCCAAAACCAAGCTTTACACCTTAATCGTCTACAAGTCCGGCTCAATGCCAATGACCATGACGATGCGTGCCGAAAACAAAGCGGCGGCTATTACCTACGCCCAAAACCGCTGGCCCAACGCAACAGTAGAAGCGATGCGATGACCAAAATCTCCCCGGAGGCTGTCCGCGACATCCTTCTGTCGCCTGAGACCCACAAGATCATGGCTGAGCGGCATGGTGTTTCTCGCCAAACCGTTGAGCAAATACGTTTTGGCGTAGGTCATAAAAAGTTATTCCCTGAGATTCCTCGGCGAAATTCCTTTGCCGAGCACTCCTGCGAATGCTGTGGCCTATGGCTCAAAGGTAAATGCTCGCTTGATTTCCCCGAGCCAGCACAGAACCTTTTCTTTGCTGGGGAATGCAACATCTTTACCAAAGCATCCAATGATTGATCCACTTCAGCGTCTACAAGCACTGGTAAGCGATTCCGGCCTGTTCAAGGCTGGCCGCGATCATGAGCGCGAACACGTCAAGGCTTTGATCCGCGTCCGCATGGATCAACTGCACCACAATTCGATAGCGTGGCAGGAGTGCCGCAACCTGTACAACATCATCAAATGAAGCAAGCCGACCCAGACAACCGCCGCCACCAAATGATGGAAGCGCTCTATGCACGCAGTGGTCGCACTTGTAACACCTACACAGGGCTGTGGGACGAGTTTGCCCACGACCTTGCGGGTAACACGCGGGATGTCGAGTATGAGGAGCTTTTCAATGCTGTGTGCCTTGCCATGAGCGACACCCAGTCGGTGCTGGTCGAGAAGCACGCTCAGCAGGCTATCCAGGTTGTCCGCCGCTACATCCTGGGCAAATGGGCCTAGTACACTGCTTCAGGTATCCACAAAATCAACATGAATGAACCGTTTTTTAAGTCCTATCTTCTTGGCCGCAACTTCCTGCTTGAGGACATCAAAACCCTTAGCAACGCAGAGCTAGATACTCTGAACATTGAGACCATGGCTGCCCTTGAGGAAGCGCGGTATCAGTACGCACGGGTTGAAGATAAAACCACCGCAGATGGCGGCACTGTGTTTGCTCGGATGAAGATTGCCGGTTATTTCCAAGCTGCGATCAAGTTGGAGCTAGACGCTAATGACTGATCAGATCAACCCTGATTACTATCAACACGGGCTGGTGGAAGCCATCGACGTGATTGAGGCCGCCATCTTGCGTGCGCCTGACCCAGTGTTGGGCAACTGCCAAGGTCACATCCTGCGTTACATTTTGCGCATGTGGGACAAGGGCGATTCAGTCGTCAATGCAGCCAAAGCACAGTGGTATCTCGATCGACTTATTACCAAACTGAAACCATGAGCGCACCATTCCTGAACTGGCTTGAAAATTGCGCCGTGCGTTTTCTACTGTCTAGTCCACGGGTTGGCTTTGTTGCGGTCAAGCACCACAGCTTTAACCACATGTACGTTGTGCAAGACGCAACGGACAAGCAGGTTGACGCAATCATGCAGGAGCTGGCCGAGGAACCAGAACCGCTGTCGATGCAACTGGAGCGGCTTTACCACGAGCCAGCGTATGGAGAAAGCGAATGATCGTTCTCTACAGCGGCAGGGTAATTGTTGAACGCTTGAGGTTGTCCGACAACTGGCGTGCCAAAATTCGCCTGCCAGGCCGCGCTGAAACAATTATTGATCTCTGTACGCCAGACGTGCGAGAGGCGTACATCCGTGCGCAGTACCACTATTTGGCGTTACGCAAAAACCAACCAATTGAAGAAATTGAATCCGAATTTCATGGAAAAGCTAAGTGCTGGTCTTGTATCCATTGGTTACCACGCGGCAACGAATGCAGTCTTGGGTTCCCCGAGGCACGGCAGAATGGGGGGCGCTTTGCCGCACGCTGCGGGTTGTACGACGATGGAAAGGAAAGTGCTAGATCGGATGGATCGCGGTCCTGGTCGCTGGATTGAACTGTTAGACCACAGTTTTGGCGAAGAGCCTGTGTATCGGGCCTGCGGCCAGAACGGTGCGCTTTGCCGGTACACCAACGACCTGTGGCAGGCCGAGATTTACGTGCAGTATTACTGAGTAAGCCAAGAGTCAATAGCTTCTTCGCGGGTCAAGTTGTAGAACGGTTGAGCACGGAACCAGTCGCGCCAATCACGGTGCCCCTTGCTGCCATTGCATGTAATGCAGGCACCGCAGAGGTTTTCTGGTACGGTTAACCCACCAAGCACCTTGGGGATGATGTGGTCAAGCGTGGCGCTACGAGGTCCTAGCTGCTCGTTGCAGTACGAGCAACAGTAATCACTTCGTAATAACACTGCATCACGCCACCGCCGCTTCGCCTCCTTCCTCGGTATCAGCGTCGTTCCATCGATCTGATGATCCACTGTTGGCATCTGGTAGGGGGAACATTTCGATGTCAAGCGACAGCAGATCCTCTTCGTTCCCTATGAACTCAGAGATTCGTGCGTACACGTCCGCTGGCAACTCCTCCGGTTCGCTATCCGAGCGAATCACCACCTTGGCAGTGATCTCGAATAGGTATGGCTGCACGGAGCAGTTGCCGCTGCTACCAGCCTAGCTAGCGCGGGCAAACGTAAAGAAATGCAACAGCATTGCCAGACGCACCGTCTGCGGTGTATTCTGTTCCTACGGGAGGCAACTCCCGCAATCAAATCAAATCAAATCCAATGAACATCACACACGCTTCCACCAAGGCCGACATCATCGACGCATCCTGCGAGATGATCGACACCCAAGCCGAGCAGATCAACGATCTCAAGGAACGCCAGTTGATCCTCTGGACCATCGTTGGCATCCTCACCGTGCTGCTTGCATTTGGCGCCTAACAACCACGGGGCACTTCGGTGCCCTTTTCATTACCACCTAATCAAATGACCTACTACCGCTGCGAATGCCTCGCTGAGGATCTAATCAATCGCTACATCGCACCAAAAACTGGCTGGGACAAGATCAAAGAAGAAGACTTCCAGCGCCTTGCTGACCTAATCTCAGACAAAGGCGCATGGGCAGGCTTCTGCATGGTCAAAGCAATCAGCAGCTGGATCGACTAACCATGACCTACGCACTTTTGATCGATGCCATCCAGGTAGGTCCATTTACGACCCACATTGCCGCCACGGTCTTTGCTGAACAAAACGGCTTTGACAACTACTCAATGATTGAGTTGTACGACCCCGCAGAAGCGCCTGGTTTGATCTATAGGCAATTCGCAAATAGCAAATGACTAACCTCTCCCCCACCGCGCGGGCAGTGCGTAAGGCGTATTACAGCACTGACGATGACCTAATTGGTCCAGTACTTGCCGCCGTTCTTCGTGCTGCTGCTGATGAAGTCGCGCCAGAAGCTCCCGAGTCAGAGCAAGACGATCCCGACATGCTTAAGGGCATCTGGAGTGAGCGCCGCACCATCCGCGAAGAGCTTTTAGCCATCGCCGACGAGCTGGATGCGCAATGATTTACTTCAACCTTTGCTCGCCGTGACGCCGAGATCAGCGTTGTAGCGGCCAGTTTGGGCGTATGTGCGTTCTGGTGTGCCTGACACCAAGATGAATTTCATCTGTCCAATCCGCATCCCAGGCCAGATTGGCAGCGCATTCAATCGCCTGCTGTTCTTCAGTTCCATGGTCAGCCGTGACCCATACCAACCTGGATCACACCAGCCAGCCTCGGCGTGGTCCCAACCATCACGGGCGCGGCTCGACTTCAATACAAACTGGGCACCGACGTAATCAGGCAGGTGGAAGATTTCCCTGGTTTCAGCAAGGAAGAATTCACCCGGCTTGATCCAGTACGGCTGCTCCTCGCTGTAGTTATGGATGCCGGTAATCTCCAGCTCACGGGTGCCGGTGACTTCAATCATGATTCGATCACCCAGCGTTACATCCAGTGATGCTGGGTTCAGGTGCGCCTCAACGTAAGGTGACACCATTTCCCGCATTTGGCAGAGGCGGCGGATCTCGTGGTCAGGAATCAGCACTGATAAAAATTAAGCGCACCGCAGCCTAAGCCACGATGCACCATCCTGAGCTGGGTCCATCGACCATCCAACGTGGCTCGAAGGTCTTGTAGTCGTAGTGCTGCTTGGCACCAAAAGTGCTGCCGTACTCGCCGGTTGCAACGTTCATAGCGCCCCATGGGTCGTGGACGATGTAGCCAGTGGCGTCGTACCCAATGATGCAAAGCCAGTGGCCGCCACCGGATGGTGCGTTGGCCGTGCCATGGTGCAGGAAACCCACCGGCACCGGCTTACCTGCGTCAATCTGCTGCTGTACTAAGGCACGATTGCCATTGGTCTTGAAACGCGCTGAAACACCGTAATGCTGTAACGCCTTGATCTGCACCGTTGAGTTGGTCGTGTCCCCGATGGTGAACACGGTCTTGATGTACTCATCATCTGAGTGGATTACACCCGGTTTGAGCGTCATCAGCAACATGGCGCAGCTTGAGCTGAAGCATGTCCGCCATGCGTCGCGGTAGTTGTCCCGCTGGCTCTGGTACGGCGTAGGCAGTGGGTTGGCTGATGCCTGCTTACCAACCTGGCTCCAGGTCTTGAACCACGCTTGCTCGCGGCCAAGGATGTGCGGGTTGGCCTTGTTGATGGCCTCTTCCAGTTCGGAGATTGCCGCCATCTGGTACGGCAGACCCTTGTAATGCTTACAAAGGTCAAGCAGCTTAATGCCAGTCATTTATTGTCCAGGGTGATTGGATGCGCATCTCACCGCCAAGGTCGCGGCTGTCGCCTGTTTGCAGCTCGTCGTTAACCGGCTGCTCGGTGTAAATCGGCTTTGGCTTCTGGCGTTCAATCTCGCGATCAATGACGGCTGCGGCCTCAGCTACAGCAACATCAATCTTGGCGGGCAAGGTGGTTTCAAACTTCTTGCGTTCGATGTACCGTTGTGCCCGCTCAAAATCTGATCGCGTATCAAACTGCCAGATCAGCCCTTTTTTGGCTTCAGCGTCCCCAGGATCTGGAACACAAGCTGAACAATGCTGTTAGCTTTCCACTTGGGATTGAGACCGATAATCTCAGATGCAGCTGCAACAGCGATCCAAAAGATTGGATTAGCAAGGATGGCTTCCATGACTGGGAAGGTGGTTTTGCCCAGCTTAGCGCCGTAGTTCCAGCTTGATCAAGCGGACATCATGATCCATAACCTTGTCTTCAACGTCACCAAGCTTTTTCTGGATCAACTGCTGGTTGCTTAGCACGTCGTCTAGCTTGGTTGGGACGGTGTAGCAGAGGTAGAAAATACCAGCGCCAGCACTGCCGACTGCAAGCACGACAATGCCAGCCAATGCTTCCTGCCGCACGCCGCGCCAAAACCCTGGTTGTGGCTCAGGGGTTGACACGGCAGGCTATTAGGTGCCCTTATTTTAGCAAGGTTCAGCCTTTGCCTTGGCCACGGCGCTTCTTTCGGCCGTGGTTTGGCCGTGATCTTTTGCCTTGACCTTGGTTGGTCAGCTTCGGCGCCCCCGGCTGGTGGGTGATGTGTGATGCACCAGCCTTTGCACGTACTGCCATGGCTTACCAGGGGACGCCAGCGGCTTTGGTGGGAGCGCGTTGCTCGTCAAGTTGTGATTGAAGTGCCTCTTCAATTTCGGCAACCTTCTCAACGCCAAAGGATTCTTTGACCCAATCAACAATTTGATCTTCGGTCAGCTCAGCGTAAGGAGTGGTCACATCGCCATCCAAACCGAGACTGCCGTATGCACTTGCGGCGTAGGTGTCATCAGTGGCGGCCACTGTGTAATGAACCGTTACCACCTTCCCGTCTTGGGTATTTCGTTCCAAATTTGCCACCTTCCAAATGCAGGCGACGACTGGTGCTTTAAGGGTTGCCATTGGATCTTGGTTTGTTTTTAGAGTGTACTGTAATTTTTGGTAGCGGCCAAGTTCGGGATTTACGGTTTATTACAGTTCGGGCATCTCGTATTCCTGGGTCGTGTTGCAGTAGTGCTTAAAGATGACTTCAGCTGTATTGCCAGCCCATGCTGCGACTTGCGGCACTGGTATTCCTGCTTCGATCCAGCGACTGATGGCAGTGTGGCGGCAGTCATAAGGTCGGTACGCATGGGACAAAATGCCCACGTCAGCCAGTGGCTTGAGCTTTTTTCGGAAATAACTCTGGAACGCCACACGGTCCCATGGGAACACGTACTGATCGTCTTGCGGTAGTACGTTCAGGATTGCTTGGCATTTGCCATTTAAAGGAACCCATCGTTTTTTATTTGTTTTGGTGCTGTTCTTGATTCCGTGGGTCAACGTAAAATTGCTGTGAATCAAAACTTTGC